CATTAATTATGGAGCCTGTACTTTCGAAGACATCCCCAAGGCTTACGTTGAGGGGATGCAAGAACTTTGTGAGTTACATGCACGCACAGGTGTTGGAGAGACTGGAGAATACCTCGATCCTACCGTTGATAGACAGGTTGGACTTGGAGTACTGGGTCTCGCAAACCTCCTACGAAGGTATGGCGTTACTTACGAACAATTCGGAAGGGCACTTGAGCAGTATCTCGGTAATACACCCAAAGCTACTGCTGCCTACTCCTTAGTACAACAGATTGATATTGGCATCAAGGAGGCATCAAAAGTTGCTCGTCAATACAATATGGTTAGAGCATTTGCAATCGCTCCTACAGCGTCTTGTAGCTATCGCTCACAGGACTTAGATGGGTTCACTTGCACCCCTGAAATTGCACCACCAATTGGACGCACTGTTGACCGTGATAGCGGAACCTTCGGTGTACAAACATACAACTATGGCGAAGTAGAGATTGCATCTGAAGTTGGATGGGATAACTACAAGCGTGTCGCTGATGGGATTATGAATCTCTACAGGCGCAGCGGACTTCTGCATGGATATAGTTTCAACTGGTGGTCAGATTTGGTCACCATGGATGATTCCTTTATTGCAGAGTGGCTTGAGTCTCCGCAGACCTCTCTCTATTATTCTTTACAGGTAATGGGGGATGTTCAAGATAAATCGGATGCTTATGCTGCACTAAAAGATGTAGATGTAGACGATTACTTGGACAGCATTTTAAATGAAGTTCAACCTCAATGTGATTGTCAAGAGTAATGGCTATTAATCCTTTAACAAGAGAACAAAAACTACTAGCTGAGATTGTTGTCCAGCTAGGTAATATTACAGAAGCTATCCAGTCTGCAGCAGCAGGTGAAGATAGCAGTGCTTTGAATAACAAGATTGATGCACTTCAAGCACAGCTAGCTACTTTATCTTCTGCTCGTGCTGCTCTACAACAACAACTTGCAGAAGCACAAACTTTGAACGCTGACTTACAAACACAGTTAGCATCAATTCATGATGGAGATATTACACCAGATAATATCAACGAAGTAATGAATACACTTGGAATTGACTATGACACCGTATGATAAATTAATCGCTCGGAAGCGAAAATGGACACCAGTCCAAATGACAGCAGGAACACTAAGCGAAGGTGCTGAAGAAGCATTGTTCCGTGCTCTTGCGTTACGACAATTAGAAATCCCAGTTGGTGACTTTATCTCCAACAGTTTGAAGGGTGACATCCCAGAGAATGCACGGGAAATCCTAGAGATGAATGTAGTAGACGAAGAGAATCATGACTTAGCACTAAGTTATGCAGCTACTGCTATTGGAACAGATGAGAAAGCAGAGAAGGAAGCTAATGCTCTAACTAGAGCTTGGATTTCACACCCTGACCACACTATTTGTAAGGCTATGGTACTAGAACGTGCTGTATTCTTTACTATCTTGCCTTTCTTTAGGGCATTTGGTGATGCAGGTTTAAGGACAGTATCCGCAGACATCAGTAGAGATGAACAGATTCACGTTGCTACTAATTCAATCGTTTGTCGTGAGCTGGGGCTTACTCCTAGTCCTTCACTAGATAAACTTCGTAAAGCTACAGTTAATTGGGTCTTTGAACCACTCAAAGGCAATGAAAAATTAGGTAAAAAATTTTGGACCGATTCTAGTGATCGGCTGATGTATCAGGGTAAAGCCCCTGAGCTTTCTTTCACCCAGAGTGCACGTATGCCCTCATTCTTTGAACATAGTAATGTCAACCTCCCCTCCTACGCTTAACCTGCTAGAGACAGTAGGACTACAGCAAAAGACTATATTAAATCAACTAGATAGTATATTCCCACCCGTAAATCCCACTCCAGAGATGACAGCTGAACAGATCATGTATAAAGCAGGTCAACGTTCAGTTGTCGAATGGATTAAAAATCAATCGGAAGAATAAAATGTGTCTCGGATCAGCACCTAAACCACAAGCACCACCTAAGCCACCACCACTACCGCCACCACCTCCTGCTCCTGCACCCCCACCAAAAGCAGCACCTGCACCCGCCGCAGCTAACCCAGTAGAAAGTCAACCTGACTTGAGGGTTGGTAGTCAGAAGAGAGCAGCATCATCACCAGGACAAGCAAAGAAAACAACAAGCTCTAGTCTCCGTGGTTCATTGAACATCGGTGGTAATAGTGGAGGCTTGAACTCATGAAGGCGCAGCAAAGATATAACGAACTACAGAGTGAACGTCAGCAGTTCCTAGACATCGCTCATGAATGTTCGCAGCTTACGCTGCCCTACCTAATCAGTAGAGAGAATGATACCTCTACTCATAAAAAATTAACTACACCCTGGCAATCAATTGGTGCCAAGTCAGTTGTAACTCTGGCTTCTAAACTGATGCTTGCACTTCTACCTCCACAGACTAGCTTCTTTAAACTACAAGTCAGAGATGACAAGATTGGAGAAGACTTAGACCCACAGATTAGAAGTGAACTAGACATGTCATTCTCCAAGATGGAGAGGATGGTCATGGATTCAATCAATGGTTCAAACGATCGAGTGGTTGTTCACCAAGCTGTCAAACACCTAATTGTAGGAGGTAACTCTCTTATCTTTATGGGCAAGGATGGGCTTAAGAACTTCCCACTGAATCGCTTTGTAGTTGACCGTGATGGCAACGGTAATGTCATCGAGATAGTTACAAAGGAACTTATCAGCCGTAAAGTCTTAGGACTACCAGCACCTTCAGACACTAAACCTAATCAGGTAAGTGCAGGTGGTGGATTGAATGGACGGACCGGTTCAAATACATTCGATGATGACTGTGAGGTATACACCCACGTCAAACTAGATAAGAGCAACGGACGGTGGGTATGGTATCAGGAAGCTGAAGATAAACAGCTACCTAATAGCCGTAGTACCGCGCCTAAGAATGCATCTCCCTGGTTAGTACTTCGATTTAATAATTTTGATGGTGAAGCCTACGGTCGTGGCAGAGTAGAAGAGTTTCTTGGTGATCTTAAGTCACTCGAAGCACTCTCTCAAGCACTCGTAGAAGGCTCTGCAGCAGCCGCTAAAGTTGTCTTCCTTGTATCTCCATCAAGTACAACTAAACCAGCCACTCTAGCCGCAGCAGGCAACGGTGCAATCATTCAGGGTAGACCTGAAGATGTACAAGTAGTACAGGTTGGTAAGACTGCAGACTTCAAGACTGCATATGATATGGCTAACCAATTAGGTCAGCGTATTCAAGATGCTTTCATGGTCTTGAACATCAGGCAGAGTGAGCGTACAACAGCAGAAGAAGTACGACTTACACAACTAGAACTAGAACAACAACTCGGTGGACTATTTAGTCTACTAACTGTTGAGTTCCTCAAGCCTTACCTTGATAGAACCTTGATGGTTCTGCAACGTAGTGGTCAGCTACCTAAGCTACCCAAAGGTATTGTTAATCCCACCATCGTGGCAGGTGTTAATGCACTTGGACGTGGACAAGATAGGGAGTCACTGATCCAATTCATTACAACCATTGCACAGACAATGGGTCCTGAATCTATTAGTAAGTTCATCAACCCAGATGAATACATCAAACGCCTAGCAACAGCACAAGGCATTGACGTGTTGAATCTAGTTAAGAGCATGTCTGATATTCAGGGTGACATGGCACAACAACAGCAACAGATGGCACAGCAAGAGCTAGTCAAACAAGCTGGACAGTTTGCGTCGTCACCAATGATGGATCCCACCAAGAACCCACAAGCACAGGAGATGATGAATGGAATCGCCAGCCCCCAAGAAGCGAACCCGAACCCGGAAGGTTGAGCAACCACCTAATGAAAAGGTTGAGTTGACAGTAGAAGAACCTATTGAGAATAAGTATGCACCAAAGAAAAAGATTGGTAGCAATACACGACCAAAGAATATCGTTAACACAGTAGGACTTGGGCAATTAAAAGTAGAAACTATTAACGGATACACAGATGGCTGAACTAACTTATGATCCCACCCCAGCTGACCAGCCTGAATTCAATGAAGCAGAACAAGAAGCTCTCGCTATTGGTGAAGCTGCTGCTCGTGAACAAGAGGCTCAGTATGCTGGTAAGTTCAAAGATGCAGAAGAACTTGAGAAAGCATACATCGAACTACAAAAGAAACTAGGAGAAACAGATGACGAAACAGATGAGGGGATGCAGCGGGAAGAAGAAACCGCCCAAGAAGAAGTAGAGGTATCACCAGCACAACAGCTGATCACTAACGCTTCAACTGAGTTTGCAGAAAAGGGTGAGCTATCACCTGAAGTAATGGAAGAGTTCAAGAGTATGTCTAGCCAAGACTTGGTTAGTGCATACATGGAGATGCAAGGTAACCTACCTACAGCTCCTGCACCTGATCTCACTGAAGCTGAAACTAATTCAATTAAAAATGAAGCAGGTGGTGATGAAGGTTACACTAATCTTATGCAGTGGTCAGGAGAAAATCTTGACCCTGCTGATATTGAAGCCTTTGATTCTCTTGTTGATTCTGGTAACTCCAGACTCATTCGTCTAGCTGTAGCTGGACTTAAAGCAGAGATGGAAAAGGCAGTTGGTTTTGAGGGTGAGCTTGCCACTGGTAGAGCACCAACAACCACAGCTGATGTCTTCCGTAGTCAAGCGGAAGTAGTAGAAGCTATGTCTGACCCACGGTATGACCGTGACCCTGCATACAGGCAGGATGTGTTTGACAAACTAGACCGCTCTAACATTAATTATTAATCATGGCTAAGAATGTCAGTCTCAAGATGGGCACTCACAAGTCACGATCTGGTGGACTGACTGCCAAAGGTCGTGCCAAATATAATAAGGCAACAGGATCAAATCTAAAGGCACCACAACCTGGAGGAGGAGCTCGTAAGAAGTCCTTCTGTGCACGGATGGGTGGTGTCAAAGGACCAATGAAAAAACCAAACGGCAAGCCTACACGTAAGGCTCTTGCTCTTCGTAAATGGAAATGTTAAATGGCTAAACAAGGACTGTATGCAAACATCCACGCTAAACGCAAGCGTATTGCTGCTGGTAGTGGAGAGAAGATGAGAAAAGCTGGTAGTAAAGGTGCTCCTACTGCTGCCAACTTTAAACGCTCAGCCAAAACTGCAAAGAAAAAGAAATGACCACCATTATTGAAGACGGCGGACGAACAAACATCTACGCTGTCGAACCTGAAATGTACACCACTGAAATCACCATGCCACACAACGAATTTGCTGAAAAACTAAATGGAAGACTTGCAATGCTTGGCGTTATCGCTGCCATTGGCGCTTATGCTGTCACCGGTCAGCTCATTCCCGGTGTATTTTGATTGGTCTAATGGGTTCTATTCAGGACCAGTGATAATGATTAATCTATATCGATTCTAATAAATAGATGGGAGGCACCTCAGAGTCGGACCTCCCTTCTCTAGTCTGTCCTGACTTAAAACGGATCTTACTTACTTGCTACAAGAACTACAATGCACTACTTAAATGACCGCAATCTCTTCAGGACTACTACAAAAACAACAGAATACTTGGGAAGCCTTTTGTAAATGGGTGACCTCAACTAACAACAGGCTATATGTTGGTTGGTTTGGAGTATTGATGATTCCTACTTTACTCGCTGCCACCATCTGCTTCGTCGTCGCATTCGTCGCAGCACCACCCGTCGATATTGACGGAATCCGTGAACCAGTCGCAGGATCTCTACTCTATGGCAACAACATCATCTCGGGAGCAGTTGTTCCCAGCTCAAATGCAATCGGGCTACACCTTTACTCAATCTGGGAAGCCGACACGCTTGACGAATGGCTCTACAACGGCGGACCCTTCCAGCTCATCATCTTCCACTTCCTCATTGGTATCTACTGCTACATGGGACGCGAATGGGAACTTAGTTATCGACTAGGGATGCGTCCCTGGATCTTTGTTGCATACTCTGCACCTGTTGCAGCAGCAAGCGCAGTCTTCCTTGTCTATCCCTTTGGTCAGGGTTCATTCTCTGACGCTATGCCACTAGGTATTAGTGGAACGTTTAACTACATGCTCGTCTTCCAAGCTGAGCACAATATTTTGATGCACCCTTTCCATATGCTTGGTGTTGCTGGTGTATTTGGTGGAGCATTGTTCTCTGCTATGCACGGTTCTTTGGTTACCTCTTCTCTCGTCCGTGAAACTACAGAGAATGTATCACAGAACTACGGCTACAAGTTTGGACAGGAAGAAGAAACCTATAACATCGTCGCTGCTCATGGATACTTCGGACGACTCATCTTCCAATACGCGTCGTTTAACAACTCGCGTTCGCTTCATTTTTTCTTGGCTGCTTTTCCTGTGGTTGGGATTTGGTTTACTAGCCTTGGTGTTAGCACTATGGCTTTCAACCTTAACGGATTCAACTTTAATCAATCCATTGTCGATGCTCGGGATCATGTCATTCCTACTTGGGCTGATATCCTCAATAGAGCGGGACTTGGAATGGAAGTAATGCATGAGCGTAATGCTCACAACTTCCCACTGGACTTAGCATCAGCTTCTACCACTGAGGTAGCACTGACTGCACCATCCATCGGTTGATGTACTTACGTTCGACCTTCGGGTTGCATGCCACCTAGTCATGGAACGGGGGCTAGGTAATTGAGAATTAACTATGACTGTTACTCTTACTTATCGTGGCAACAAGTACAACAAAACTGTGAATAAGAAATAGGCTTACTGCCGGGTTCGAGTCCCGGCTTCACAATTGGTTAGAGCCTCTAAGGAGACACCTCTAGCCGTGCACGGTTATGAAATGACCTTTAATATTTCAATCAAAAAATTTTACCGGTAAAAGAGTTCATATCTACATTTAATTTTATTTAAAAAATGGCTTATTCACAACAAGGAAATTCC